TCATCGGCTTGTGCGTCAAGTGGTTCAGAACAAGCCATAAGTGCTTTCGTTAAACCGCTACCGTTATCTTTACAATAACGGAATTTTCTTCCATCATTCATTTCAAGAATAGCGCCAAGCATAAACTTCTGTGTTGCCGTTGGTGTAAAAATGTTATAAGCCGATTTAAGTTGAGACGGCTCTACTATTTTATTTCTTCTAAACGAATTGTTATAATTTGAATAACTCATATTTACCTTTCAATTAACTTGTCCGATTGGACGTTTTAAATTATTGACATTCAACACAACAAACTAAATCTTCGTCAAATCTCATTGCGCCTGCGTTCATATGAACATAGACCTGTTGAGCATAAGATAAATCGTCTCTTGTTGAAATTTGAACCGATACACTATCTTGTACGCCGAGAATAATAGCCCCCTGCGCCCAAGCCCAACATTTAAAGACTGCTGTATCGGCATCTACGTCATTAGCAGTTCCTTTGATAACTTTATTGCTGACAATCCAGTTAATTCCGTGCCAGTTTGGAACTATACGACCTGTTGCAAGAGGAGCTGCGCCACCACTATAATCCTTATTTGTGTACTCTGCCTGACCGAATAAGTTTGTTGCCTGTCTTGGATTAATCATACACCAAATGGGCATATCTTCGTCAACTTCGTTCTTTGCAAAGTATTCTCTGATAAGTTCTGCCTTTTCTATTGTCATTGCAGTATCCGAAGCCGAGCAGTTGCCTTCTGAACAGTCGTGAGGTATGGTACGACCACCACTTGTAGAAGTGTATTTAGTTGTGCCACTTTGAGAAGCCCAAGTAATAGTAGTGCTCGAAATCCTTCGGCCTGAATAAACCGCAGCGTCCATAGCGGCAATAAAAATATCATCATATTTGCGATTAACCGCATTTCTGAACGCAATTTGAATATCAGATGTTGGATTGAGCATCATCGACAAGTCATCATCTTTGTCGTACAACCAAGCATTATGATACGGAGTCGTACTTACCCATCTACGACCAGTTGTTACATCGGTTGTAGGAGTTTGAGGATTGCGACCTGTTTTTTCAACAAGCGATAAAGCACCCATATAATCAAATGCCTTATCTTCTGCGCCAAGTACAGATTCTTCTCTTGCCGCCTGTCTAAATTTAGACTGTTTCTGCTGTTGAACGTGATATAAAGTATTAGAGAACTGGTCAATAAACCATTCCGGAATACCAGATGTTAAATTAATACTCATAAAAGTTTCCTTTCTAAAATTGTAAATAGTTTTTCTACGATTTCGGAAAGATTATCCTTTTATGGGTCTTCCTGCTTAACGTTATCTTAACGAGTAGTTTACTACTATTTTCGGATTCCCTTTTAGGAGTTATCCACTATATTATTCAGCCAAAAAGGTCTTTCGACTTATTTTCTGGCGTGTTTTTGCTGATATAATTTTGTAATCTGTTCAAGAGTCGATTTATGATTTATATGTTTAGCGTCTAAATATTCCTTAGAGGCCATCAACTCATTTATTTTCGTCTGTATTTCATCATTTGATTGTGCCGGCATCTGATTCAATTTAACGTTGCTATGTTCAGAGAATGATTCACCAAGCGTTGCCGCAAATTTGAAAAAGTCAGGGTCATCCCCAAGTTTTAAACCATTACTTAAAGTTTTATTAACAAACGCATCTACAGCCTCTTTATTTTCTCCGAGAGCCATACTTATTGCCGTATTTGCCAGATGCTTAGCTCGGTCATATTTTGCACCATATTCGACTTTCATAGCATCAACGCCTTCTTTTGCAAGACGTTCACCGTTTTGTTTAAATATTTCCATCATTGATTTAACTCTGCCATTTTCAATCTTCGCAATAGTATCAATTACTTTTTGACTTGCACCTGCTTTATGCAATTCAACCAGAGAAGATTGAATTAAATTGTTGTCCCATACTTCTTCTGCAATATCAGGGTCTTTGGCGAATTTGTATTCTTCTGGTTTTTCAGGTCGTCCGGCTGCTTTATAAAATTCATTTCTGATATTGTCAGGTGCTTTATCATCTGGAACTTCCACAAGTCTTTTCTTATCGAGTCCTATCATTCTCTGTTGGTTTACTACCGTTCTACAAAGACCGTCAAAATCTTTAAACTGCATAAGAGTTTTGTCGTTCTTCAATTCTGGAGATAACTTTTCTCGCCAATTCTCGCTAAATTTGCCATCATCTCCTATAATAGAAACTGCTTTTGTTTCCGGGGCAGGAGTTGTCGGTTGAACCGGTTCGCCGGCAGCAACGACTTCTGTTTGTCCATCACTCATTTTGTAACCTTTCTTTTAAATCAATATTTACCATTCTGTCAATATACAGAACTAACGTCCTTTGCGCTTCATCGTATAGAATTTGATTAACATTCATATTTGTTTTATCAAGTATTGAACTTCTACTGATTGTAGTTTTCTTTTTTAAATCTTCCAAAACAGTCAAACCATCGTCAGTGCCAAATAATCGCTTATAAGTACATACTAACCGTTCAAACTCAACATCTCTATTATCTTCAACCATTTATAGTCTCCATCATCATAGCGGCAGGACTTCCATCTTCTGGAGCATCTTTAGCGTCCTTGTATCCTTTAGTAGCGGTTTTAAGAATTTCATTCTGCTGCATCGCCTGCTGTTGTTGATTCCTTACTTCTCGTTTTGCTATAATTTCTTCTTCTGTGGCAATAACATCTTCATTAACACCATAAGCCCTTGCAAGATTCTTATTACCTTTGTCCATATTGACAATATCAAGTGCGCCAATATCAAACTGTGATGTTTGTGCAACAAACGACAACCATTCTTTATACGCCTGCGATTGCTGACTTCTTAATGCTAATGCTAAAGCACCAACATATTTTATATTAAAATTCTTCCCTCGTAACTCTTGTGGAGGTAATGGCAAGAACCCGTTTCTTATTAAAATATTTACACATCTCGGTATTAACGTATTAAATAATTCGCCGTAAAGTCGAGCAACCGGCAGAGCAAGACGCTTCAATCCAGCCTTGACCCTTTCGGCTATTTCAAGTGTTGTTCTTCTATCACCCTTTAAATCTATCATCTGATTTAAAATATTAGAATAAAAAGAATCTTTCACTATTTGCTGTTCAAATTCAAGTATCTCTTTCGTAATTGGAAAATTGCCTCCGGCGTTATACATCTCTCGTGTAGATGGAATTTGCTGAACATAGTTAGACGCGCCGGGATGCGTTCTTAACCTTCCTTCAAATGTATCTAAAATTTCTCTCGGAGGGTTATTGGCCAAATTGCCAGAATCAACTACCGCTTCGTGCATCCGCTGAAGCATTTTTACAACTGGAAGTATTTCAGTTCCCTGTCCTCGTCCCCATATTTCAGACGAAGATTTCATCCATCTCGGAACGTGGAATGGAAATTCCTGAAAACCACCTTCGTCAATAAGATGTTTATCTGCTATTGCAATATATATAGATTCAAAAGGCATATTAGATTTATCTCTGCCATTAACGTTTCTATTATATCTCGGTTTTACAATATGCAAAAATTCAAAAAAATCGTTTTGTTTTTTAGGATTATTAAATGCTTTAAGGATTCTTTCGCCAACTTTATCTTCGCCAAATTCCGAAACAGCTTGTATAGCAGTGTACGAAAATTTAACAAACATCGTATCTACAAGACCCTTACTGTTCTCAAATATTATATAAGAACCTATTGGATAGTCACAGAAATTTAATGCAGTATCAACGCCTGAATTGGTTCCCTTTTTATTAAGCATACCAAATTCAGAATACATATTTCCAGTCCCGAATACAATCAAAGAACGTGTGCACTCGTTGAACTGAAGCATAAAATTAGACCGGAATATTTCATTGTGAGTTTTTTGTGTTATAAGAGAAAGATAACGTTTGATGTTTTCTATATTATTTAAACTTTCGTCAAACAACTCTATTTCAAAGAAACGTTCGCCGGCAGGGATAATAATATTAGATAAATCAGAAGCCATATTCTGTGATTCCATCTTTGCCGTAACGTCATATATTTCGTCAGTTTTGCGTTCTCCTGCAGTCCTTAATGTTGTAATCTGATTTTCCATAGGATAAATCAAATCAGAAGTCTCCTGCCAGAGGCTTCTGAAATTCGTATTTTCAGCCCTGTTGTATTCGTGTTCGTATATGCTGATATATTCCTGTGCGGTTTTATCGGCCATTACAGTCTCTTATAATTAAAATCAGATGTATCATTTCTGTTTTTTCTGATACTTTCACTTGTTACGGGCAATTTATTACCATTAGCGGCAAGATAAAAATAATTCATCGCATTTCTATAATGCTCCTGCTGGTCTCCAGTTGGTCTGTATCTGAAAACAATAGTGCCGGAACGTTTGTCTTTGTCTTCAAACTTTGCACAATTACAACACTGTCTTGCAAATTCTTCTATCTCAGGACATTGTCTGGGGAGTTTTATTCGCATCTCTGAAAACATCTTATGTGTGACATCGAACATTTCAGTTCTATTGGCTTTAACAATTCCAGTATCCTCATTAAATATAGAGTCCTGAAGCATTGTGTCGGAATATTCGCAAAGATACGTCCTGTGCCCTGAATTTTTCTGATAAGTTCTTGCCTCGTCTTCGTAAGGCCTAATATCTACAACATCACTTTTTACATTAAACTTCTTAGCTAAATCATAAATATCTTTGAATGTTTCAACCTTGCCAACGTAAAGAAGTTCAAACCTGTCTTTTGCAGTTTTTATACCTATTACAACGTGCTTAATCTTGCCGACGTCAACGCCCATTGCCGCCTGACCACCTGAATAAGCAGTTGACATCATTTCATTATTGCAGCACTGCAACACAACTGAACGACTTAATTTATCACTCTTATTAGAATACGGTCGTGATAGCCGCAATCTGTAAACATCGGCAAGATTGCCATTAGGAGGGTTAGTATAATCCATTAATATTTCAGCAGGGTCATTATATATCGTACTTAACTGACTCAATAAGTAGCCACGCATATAATCGGTCTTATCTGAAAATTCAGCAACCCATTCAGAACTTCCTTCGCCAGCCCAAATTGGCAACTCTTTGCCACATTTATCACATCCTATATAACCAGTTCCGTCAGGTCTAATCTTTACACAGGCGGGAAAACTCTTTTCTGCACAAGTCCAATGCCCGCACCCGCATTTTCTAAACCAATATCTCTGGTCGCTTTTCTTAAAAATTAAGTCAATACCGTAATCTTCGTGCGACGGATTGCCAAGATATACCTCTTGTTTAATTTTACTATGCGCCATTCTGCCTAAAAATTTCTCTATTACAGCAGAATCCATAAAATCAACTTCGTCAAATACTATCCTGTCAACACTAAAAGCAGAAGTTTTAGAAGATGTATTTTCGTCACTATCGCCAACTTTACCACTTAGCCTTGCACCCCTAAGATAAAAAAACGCATTAGCAACCTTTTTCAAATCAGCAGAATCAGTATCTCTTACAAATTTACCTATCGAAGATGGATTATTTGCAATCAAAGTCTTTAATCTTGTTTTCCCGTAAGAAGTAACTTCGTCAGCGGTAGGGAATACATGCGCCACACCTAACGGAGTTATCCCTTTTATCATTCCCCATAAATCAGTCAATGTCTCTATTTCAGTAGCTCCAAACGTCTGCGCAGACTTCATATAACATTTACGTCGTGCATTGCAAGACATTGGTTCTATCTGATATTCGTGATTTTTAAACGAAAATTCCCCAGTCTGAATCTTAACCTTATTCAGCACTGTCCAGTATCCGGCGTTCACAAACGCCAAATCTTCAGGAGTTATTTCCGATTCACTCATTATTTCCCGCAATAAATGTAAATATACGTAACGCCAAGTCCATCGCCCGCCGCTATCGTAACCGTATTCAGGCCGGCAACATTAACGCCACCATAAACATTAGAATTAATATCGGTCGAATATACACAATAATCAAATACCGCTGAACTCAATAGATTAGTGAATGTCGCATACGCCGCGCCAGATACGTCTGTAAACGTTATATCTGCGTCAGAATCGTTAGAAGTGCCCCTTACCACTATCCTGTACACCATACCACTAAAATTGAACGTGAAGGCGTCAGAAGTAACCGTAGGCGCAATAGCATAAGTTATCTTGTAAACAGGATAAGAACCCTTCTCTATCCATTCACCCGTGCCAGTAGTAGCACCAAAACATACCATACTAATTGACAAAATCATTAAACATATAAACTTTTTCATATAAACTCCTAATTTATCGGAACTATTCTCGGTTTCAATATACTATTATCGTCTGCCATCTTAGCCTTGTCAGCAAACTTAAATATCGTTACTAACCTATTGTCACAAACATGACTTTCACATTGCAATACCTGAATTTCCATACTGTTTCCAAATAACTGCAACCTCGCAGCGTAATCGTCAAACTTCTCGTCAATGCCTTAATTAAATATCTTCATCTCTAACATCATCTCTTTTTTTCCTAATTCTGGTTGATATTTGTCGTTAATCTCAAAAGTAGTATATACTGGGACGAAGGGTATTCGTTCTGCAAGCCCCACCCCACTTGGGGGGTCATAGGGGGTCTGTTTTAAATTAAAGTTGATTGATTTTATATACATATATAGTTCTCTTCTTTGTCTTTGACATAATCAATATCGCCAGGTAGCGTAACGCGGTTGGCTATGTAACCGTTGAGCTTGAGCTCTTGAGCGTCCATGTATGAGCCATGATTAAGCTTACCTTTAATGTCGTTAATCTTAAGACTTAGGCAGTGTAAACATTGACAATCGTCTTGACCATAATTAGCCGGCAGTCGATTGCTTACCGTATCAATTGGCGTATCTGATACGCTAACTACATCATTGATTGATACGCTAAGACCTCTATTGTAGTCTAATTTACACTTATCACTACAGTATTTGGCCGTTGACCTGACCGCCTCAAACTCTTTACCACAATTCAAACACTTCATTTTTCTACCCTTTCATTTTTAAATTTATTTAGCGCAACTCACCCCTGTAACAACCTGATTTTAGCTATTCTTTCGGCTTCCGCACGCTTGTTTTCGTCGATATAAGTCTTTGATTCATCAATGTTTATAACTTTGTCGCTAAACATCGCTTTATGCTTCCCTAGGAGCTCCAATGCGCCTTTGATATTAGTACGGTCGTTTGCATCCTCACTCATCTCCAGTAGCTTAATCATTTTTTGGCGCACAAAATCAACTGTGTAATCAGTTTTTAAGTTAGAGGCAGCGTTAATACGCGCCACCGCCTCTTTAACCCTAACATTATCAAATAGTTTTAATCCAACATTACTATTGGCATAAGTTGTTTTATAACCAACACTTAAAAGGGCTTCAACTTTTTTATAACCATTAGTCATATAAGCGCTTGCGATTGCGTTTGCTTTTTCTTGCGACAATATGTTAGCCATAATTATTTACTCTTACGACTAAAATTATAATTAACGTCTACTACTTTGATTTGTTTATTGGATTCAGGTTTTTTAGTTGTATTTTGCTGTTTGCCGGCCACACCGCAAACTAACAATAAACTAACGTTGACTGGCCAAAACTGTATCATTATTTATCCCTTATCTGTTGGCATTGCCTGTTTTTTTAGGCTTATCAAACATCTTTTCGCCAAAACTATTCTTTATCTTTTTTGTCATATATACGCCATATATAGATTATCGATACCTGTATATACGTATTATATCTGATTTTGTTTATTTGTCAACTATTTATTTTTATTTAAGACTTGTTAAAAGTTTGCAATTAATTGCCAATAATTATTTTACGCAAGTCTTTTATTTATAACTATTTATAAAATTATAAGATTTTTATTAAATTATGCTTGACATTGTGTCGATGTATGTTATAGTGATATTTGTAGTGGATCATTTAATATTAACTTTTAATTTTAAGGAGATTATAATGTCAAATTTACATAACATGCAATGGCCAATATTGCGATTAGACTCTTATGGCAGACTACACGACGAGCAAGGTTGCGCTCAATACAATTTGGCACCAGTGTTTAAAAATTGGCGAGAAGCGGAACAATGGTTAATCGACAACGACGCACGGGGCACAGTCGAGTCGTTGCCATTTATTAAAAAATCAACTGAAGCGCTATTAGCACAAGGTGTGCAATTTTAAAGGAGAGTTAAAAATGGATACGACACAAAAAAATGAAATCGCAAACAAATTAGCACAGGCTTTTGGCGGCAATGCTAAGGTTTGGACAGGTGGCAATACGGTACGAGTATATGTGCAAGGATTTGCAACTATTATGGATGACGGCACAGTCAATATAGACGCCGTAAAACGCTCTGATTTTGGCCCGATGAAAGCAGCCTGTGAAACTATTAATGTTAAATATACGAGATAATTTAAGGAGACAAAAAATGGAAACTAAACAACACAAAAACAACTGCAAATGTGCCTATTGCGTCAACGGGCACGATACTAGACCGGAACGTCATAGCGGTCAAGACATTGCAACCGACGACGTTCTGCGCGATATGGCCATTGATGATGCAATGGATGAAATTGATGATTAACCCCTATTAACTTTTAAAAGACTTCACGGCCTGTTTAATCGCAGGCCTTTTTTTATTCTGTTTCCATATAGCGTAATTCTGGCGATACTTTGCCTCTTTTGTCGTTACTATCTCAAAAAATCTGTTGTTCTGTTGCATAAAAAATCTGGTCAGGTATATTGTTACATACCTTTAGGACGATTATCAAGACCTTTTTCTTTGAGTATTTCCGCTATATCGTCCATACACAAACAATCACACAAGCAAGCACAGGGTTGACCTGTACTAATTGGTGCAATATAACCATTGCAAAAATCATTGCCAGGCGTCGCGTTATACAGCACGCCAAAAGCAGTTATCCTTCCGTCCGAAATCTGTATGATTGTATCGCCGTTTTTCGCTTCTTTGCCATTTCTGTAGTGCATAAAATTTCCTTTAATTTAAAACTTAAAAAGGCAATGCGCCAAACGACCGCAAGGCCATCGTTTTCACAGTTATTACCATAAAAGGATTAAAAGTCAAGCAAATAATAACCCTATTTTAGTTTTTTTGTGCCTTTGGCCTAATTTTCTTAATTCTCGTGCTGTTTCATTGTTAATATGCATAAAATAGAGTTTTTCCTGACTGTCGCACGGATTAAATTCTAAATTGTAAGCTGATATTATTTCTGTTAATCGCATAATCTTAAATTCCTTTTAATAAAACTGTTGTATTTTTAAACGACTGCGCCAGAGGGAGAGAGGGAGCAGAACAAGGCCTTGTAAAAAGCCTCGTTTGCGTCGTCGGTCGGTCGGTCGCTTTCATCGAGCTGTATGATTGCCATTTTGCTGGTTATTTACGCAGCCGCTTCTTTAAGTCCATACAGAGGAGCGCGGATAAAAATCCGGCATACAATAGGCATTGTACGTCTTTAATAACATAAGCTGTTCAGTCGCCGCTTATTAACGCCGTTTTATCACTCCGTAGAGCAATCCACTATCTAAACGGCAAGACCCTTTGTTTGTTTTTTTTGTAATAAAATCCCTGTTCGTCAGTTATGGAGTTAAAAAAATAGCCGCATCCATCCGGCAAAGGATTAATACAGCTTTCAGTAATCCCTAACGTGCATTTTGTGCAGTCGTATTTCAAGCCTAAACGCTTCATATCAGCCATTTCCTGCTCTTTGCGTTTGTTGGCCTTGATTGCTTTTAACCGTTCTATCCCTTTGCTATCCAATTATAACTCCATATAAAAAAAACCTGCTTTCGATTGTTTGCAATCTAATTACGGGTTAATTCTTTCATTTTTTTTTTCGACCGCCCCAATACTCACGTTTACATTTTGGACATTTATAAATTCTAACAATAAAAGTATCCTTACATCCGTTATTAAACCATTTTTTAGTATTTTTGTAATCACCCACTTCTATATCTTTGATATATTCGCACTTTACGGGCGGGCAGGAACATTCGTAACAAAGGACAGGTTTTCTTTTTGTTGGTTCTCTCATTTTTCTTCCGCGCAATAAAAAAGCCAAACCTGCTGACATTTGCGAAGCGCCAGCAGATAAGGCTTATTGATAACAATAACAGATTGTAACGCTTTGCATATCATATATACCTATATTATGCCCTATCATCTATCCTTTTGTCAAGCATTATTTTATTTTTTTTATTTTGCGATTTAACCAAATATTTTTGTGTTTGTAAGGCGTTTGTTTATAAGCATTTATAACTATTTTAATGACTATTTTAATAAATTTTAATAATTTTCTTATTTTTTACTTGTGTTATGTCGATGATACAGTATAATATGAAGCAGATTAATAAGTTAATAGCGAACTTTAATTTATGGAGTGAAAAAAAATGAACGAACAAGAAACACAAATTAAAATTATCGAGAATAAAATCTCTTTGGAACAATCTGACATTTTGGCCTTAAAATACCTGCCGTGTTCGTCCAATCGTATTCGTCAAATTATTGAAGACCATCGAGATAGGGGCGGCAGAATCAGCCACTATCAGGCTAATATATTACTTGATATGTTATCGTAATCGTAATATTTAACCTTTTTTTGGAGAATGAAAAATGGAAAATGTAGATAAGAAAAGACGTATAAACGCATACAAAAATCCGATTTGGCTGATTAGCGGATGTAAAGAAAACGACCATAAAGTTTTTGTCCGTGGTGAAACCAACGACCCTGAAAAAGCCCATAATTGGTTTTATAGCCCATACAGACCGTCTATTAATTAGTTAATTTGAACTACCGCGTTTCACAGAGCGCGGGCTTATAGGCTAATAAAGATAATGTTTTAAAGAAAGTGAGATGTGAAAATGTACACGCAAGGAAAATGGAAAATGACTGGTATTGGCAATGTGAGAATAACTACCAACAATGGCGATATGGTGGAGTATAACGTATTTAATAAAACTAATGCCAAAATTGGCGAATTAAGAGCAAACGCCCGTTTAATTGCAGCCGCTCCGGAATTACTCGAAGCGTGCAAAATAGCGTTGGGCAACTTTAAATTGGCCGAAAAAATGTTTGATATTGCCGCCCCAAAAACTGTCGCAGCATTAGAAAACGCAATCGCGCAAGCGGAAAGTGAGTAATAAAATGGTAACTTTTCTACAATTTAGAAGTAACGCTCTTGCGGTACTATCTCAAGATAAAACTATAAAATTTAACAGTGCAGAAGAAAAAGAGGAGTGGATAAGAAAAGAATATAATAGACATAAAGAAAATGAGGCAAGAAAATGAAAATCTTTAAACAAATATATAAACTCGTGTCCAGTCTTGCGGCTGGCTTAATGGCAACGGTTGGAATATGGAATGAAAGTGAGAAATAATTATGAAATTAGACGTAATCAAACAACTTAAAGATTTGGAAAATTTCTGGGACAGTGAAAGAAACTGCTATTACTTTGAAGGCGCGGTAAAGTTTGAATGTAATATTTTTACCGATAAGTCTATCAAGGCCGGAGAGTATATCGAGGCCAGATGGTCTATCAAGGCCGGAGGGTATATCAAGGCCGGAGAGTCTATCGAGGCCGGAGAGTATATCGAGGCCGGAGGGTATATCAAGGCCGGAGGGTATATCAAGGCCGGAGGGTCTATCAAGGCCGGAGGGTCTATCAAGGCCGGAGGGTATATCAAGGCCGGAGGGTATATCAAGGCCGGAGAG